GCTCAGCGCAGTAGCAGCACAGCAAAAATCGGTCGTGGGGGGGCATTGGAATAGCCCTGAAGCCTGGGAGAACACGCTATGAAAAAACTGATATCAGCAGTCAACAACCGCGATAGTGGTGTGCTGGCGAGCATGATGGATCATCAGCAAAAGCGTGTGGTCAATGCTGAAGCCAAAGAGCTGGTGGATGCATTGTTTGAAAACCTGCTACTGATATTCCCTGCGGCGCAGAACACGGTACTTAAAACGGCGGATGACGTTGCCGCAATGAAGCGCCAGTGGATACTGGCTTTTGCTGAGAACGGTATTAGACGTGTTGACCAACTTCGTGCCGGAATGCGCATGGCCCGACACCAGGAGAGTGATTTTTGGCCTTCCAAATTTATCAGCTGGTGCTGCGAGAGTGGGCGTGTCGCCGCTGGTCTGCCCTCTGACGAAGATGTTATGGCTGAATTTCAACGCTATGCCCGTAACCACGACCGCTATTCAACACCGGAAACCTACCCATGGACACATGATGTTATGTATTGGGTCGTGTTGGATGTACGCCGTTTGATGCACAAGTACAATTACACCGAGGCCGAGGTTTCACGATCTATCAAATCTCATATGCGCAAGTGGGAACGCGAGCTTAATGCGGGCAGAGCGATCCCCAAGCCGATGAAGCAACTGGCGGATAAACGCCGTCCACCAGCAGCGGCAGACATTCTTGATCCAGATGGTTTGGCGGGCTACGAGCAGGTTGGTAAGGCATTTTTGGCGCACTTGCGGGAAAAATCAACGTGAATTTAAGCTCATACAGCCAGGCATTGCAGGCACTCCGTTGCAAGAATACGCATGAATTAAAAGAGGTGGGAGATCAATGGTGTACTCCTGATCTGCTGTTCTGGGGCATCAATGCAGTGTTTGGCCCGCTGGTGCTGGATCTGTTCGCTGACGACAGCAACGCCAAATGTCCTGCCTGGTATACGGCAGAAGACAACGCGCTGACGCAGGACTGGGCAGCGCGGCTTGCCGAACTCGGTGGCGCGGCATTTGCCAATCCGCCCTACAGCCGGTCACAGTACCACGACAAGCAGGCAATCACTGGCATGGGCCACATCATGACCCACACTGCGGCCATGCGAGAAAAGGGCGGACGCTACGTCTTCCTGATCAAGGCAGCGACGAGTGAAACCTGGTGGCCTGAATGCGCCGATCATGTTGCTTTTATCCGTGGGCGGATAGGCTTCGACTTACCTGCCTGGTTTATTCCTGCTGACGATAAACAGCAGCCTACAGGGGCATTCTTTGCTGGGGCGATTGCTGTATTTGACAAGTCCTGGCGGGGTGAGCGATTCGGCTATATTTCCCGCACTGCACTGGAGGCAAGAGGGCGGGCATTCATGACGTTGGCGCGGTTTGCTTTCTCCGCAGCGAACCCACCAGCGACTTACACGCCGGCGCGTCAGACAGCAGAACGCCAGGAGGCGGAAACCCGTATCTGGCCACTTGAAGTGGGCCTTGTGTTTGACCAGGTGAAGGGAGCTGACGCTCTGGATCTGACGCAGCAGAACAAGCTTAAAGCCAACATAAACCAGCTATGGCTGGAGCGACTGCCCACCAGCGAGATTATCACTGTGGCGTGTGGTCTGGTCAGCAGCATGTTGGGGGTAGCTTGTGCGTGAGATTAACGCGGTGGCAGCGTGAGAATGTTACTTACCTCTTATCTGCAACGTGATTTGGGCGTCGTCCTGCTGCGCCCAGGTAGTGGCCTGCTGCACTATTTCAGTGGCCGTGCGCGTCTGCTGATCGCCCCCGAACCTGAGGAGTATAAGCCGCTCCCCTCTGGCCTGTTGCCAGCGGTAAATCAACACCTTTCAGCAGATCCACGGTTATCTTCGTTTCTCCTGCATGAGCGCGTCATTGCCGCCGCAGGGGGCATCAGCTCGCTACGTGAATGGTTAATGCGTGGGCGAGGATGTCAATGGGCGCATGGCGACGATTACCACCATGATCAGATGGATACCCTCGACTATGGTGGGCGTCCGATCCGGTTGTGTTGGTACCATGAGCATCGTTTGCGGGAGCAATCCTTGCCGGAGCTGGATGCCCTGGCAGCGCAGAACGTCGCCGAGTGGGTCATATACCGCGCACGTACCCATTTCAGGTTTGGTGAGGAACACCAGCTAAGTTTGCCGGAATTGTGCTGGTGGGCGGTTCTGGCGGACGTATCCGATTTGTTGCCTGATGCGGTCGCCCGCGTCTCCCTGCGCCTTCCTCCTGCCCCCCTTCCAGCGGGGACACGGAGAGAGGCCGATATTGTTTGGGATAAAGATCCGCAGGCGATCATCAACGCGTATGTAGATAAGGTTAAGCCTGTGTTGACCGTTGAGGTAGACCCAGAGCCAGCGGCGGGCTTTATGCTGAGGCCAAAACTGACGCGCTGGACGTGCGAGAACTATACCCGGTGGATTAAGACACAGCCCTGCTGCTGTGGTTGCGGCATGCCAGCAGACGACCCGCATCACATTATTGATCACGGGTTGGGGGGCACAGGTACCAAGCCACACGACATTTTCACCCTGCCCCTGACTCGAGCTTGCCATACCAGACTTCATGATGATGTAGCGGCATGGGAGGCCAAGCACGGTAGCCAGCTTTTCCACCTGGTGCGTACGTTAGACAGGGTCTTTGGTATTGGGGTGATCAGTACGGCTAAAAAACGCGGGGAAAACTGATGAATGCACAGCAGCTTGAATATGTACGCCTGGAGTTAACCCGCGCTTTAGTCGATAGGTCAGGGGGAACCAAAGGACAACTGGAAGCGTTCAGCGAGCACCCGCCCGCGAACAAGATCCACTCCCCACGACAGCCTATCTATGTAGAACTTGAGGGTGAGCGTTGGGTTAATGCTGATAACGCTGCCGTTTATGTGTTGGAAACACGCATTAGCGGAGTCCAGGCTAGATACAATCAACGCCATCCAGCGCCAGCAAAAAGAAGTCGCAGCCCTCGACGCTAAATACACCCAGGAGCTTACCAATGCCAGACTTGAGAATGATAGTCTTCGTGCTGATGTCGCCGCTGGTCGTCGCCAGTTGCGCATCAAAGGCACCTGTAGTGTGTCCAAAACCGCCACCGGTGCCGGCATGGGCAATGGAAGCGCCATCGAGGTCAGTAGAGAAGCTGGATCAACTGTTCTCGATATCCGTTCAGGAATGATTAGCGATCAGCAGAAGCTACAGTTTTTGCAGGGGTACGTTAAGCACCTGTGCCAATAACCGGCCTAGCTACTCAGCGGAGCTTTTTTACGCGCCATGCCCGGCGCACATCAACCATGAGTCTTTCGGGATAAAGCCTTGAGGATAGCCGGTGGCATTCATCGCGCCTACTCATGGGCTGGCTACTCCTGGGCACAAGGCTCTATCACCAAAAGGAATCAAGCGATGCAATTAGTCGAAATTAAGAAACTCGATCTCGTAGCTAATACTTTGGCGATCGCTGAAGGTGTCAAGAAAGATCACGATACCATCATCAAGCTCGTTGACCGCAATAAAGCTGATCTGGAAGAGTTCGGACCACTCGGATTTGAAATCCGTATGGTTGGAAGAAGCCAGGGTGGCGGTAAACCTCTTCGTGTCGCATTACTTAACGAGCAGCAAACAACACTGTTAATCACCTATATGCGCAACAACGATGTTGTACGCGCATTCAAGAAGAAGTTGGTTTCCGAGTTCTTCCGAATGCGTAAGGCGCTAGCGGGCAAGAAGATGGACCGCAACACTGCCTGTCTTGAGTACCGCCCAATGACAGACGCCATCAAGCATGAGCGAGAAGCGCAGGGTAAGGCCATTGCCCCGCATCACTTCAGCAACGAGGCCGACCTGATTAACCGTATCGCACTTGGCATGACCGCAGCGAAATTCCGTGTCTATCACGAAAAGAAAGAGCCAATCCGCGACTATCTGACGCCGGAGCAAATCCATTGCATTACGGAGCTTCAGCGTGCCAATACGGTATTCATCGGTATGGGCTGGGACTTCGAACAGCGCAAAGCCACGTTGATGGGGATATACGACAAGAACCATCGCCAGTCGCTGATTGAAGAACAGCATCAACTGGCAGCATGAAGAAGAAAAAGCCCTCGGTAGGGGAATACTGAGGGCTAAATCAGCTGTATCTCCGAAGCGTCAGGAATGAAATTCCCATGCAAGAAATACAGCAAGCTACGTCATGATAGTCTCATGCTAAAAGTTCCAAAAGTTCTGGGTGAAAATCAATCTCCAAAATTTTATGGAGATTACACGGACGAGAAAAGGCGAGGGTGCTACTTGATGCGCTACTTGCAATGCAAGACGCGAAACGCCGAGGGTAATTGTCGCCTAATAGCCGAATCGGGTGACGATAAGTTTCTTGGTGGGCGCGAAATTAATAGTATCAGGCCATCGCAATTTGCTCGCCTTGAATCAACAAGGTTGTTTATCAAAGAGTTAGCTAAATGTGATTTGAGCACACATTTAAAAACTGCGCGCGAATGCTTTATTTACAAACTGTGTGTAGATACCCTGAGTATCCGATTACATAAGGAGCTCACCATGATTTACTCAAACGTAAAAACTCACTACATATCGGGTGGTAACAACTCACGGCTTGTTCGTTATGATGTAATTGAAAAAAATAGTGACGTTTTTTAGTTAAAGTCATCGAAGAGCAAAACAAGGGGAATGCAGAGCCTAAAATTCTTGCTCTTTTGGAGGAGTTTGAGATTACTCGCGACGAATACAAAAAGCGTTATTGTAACAGTGGTTTTCAAACAGTAATCAGGGTTGATATGCCCCCAACTTTCGAAGATACGATATTGCTGGATCTTCAAGAGCACAGAAATAAACTTGATTGAAATATAGCCGCCCATTGGGCGGTTTTTTTATGGGGGTGAGAATGGCTGGTTTAAAAGAGCTATCTGCTCAACTCCAGAGCATACGGAAGCAAATCCCGTTTGCCACCGTGCAGGCACTAACCCGCTATGTGACTTACCTAGCGCATCGGCAGGCTGGTGGCTTTTCTATTTGGAGATTCGGAATGAAACAGCTACCTCTTCGAGAAGTGATGCGCAACCTCGGCTTAACCGTCACTGATGACGGCTATGAGTTAAGCAACCCTGCCGGCACTGCGCGTTATGACCTTCATGGCGTGCGTACTACGGTAAGTGGTATCCCTGAACACTTCCCGATAACGCTGTCGGTAAAAGGTGGTTATGTGCCTGTCGTCGGTGACCCGGATAATATTGATACTATCCTCGGAATCAATCAACCCAAGACAGTCGAGAGCGTCAGCACTATAACTATCGGCATCAATGTTGATAGCGCATCCCTGACTGCGCTGGAGATCCAGCTTACGCGCATTGCTGACCTGTGTGAGCGCATCCAGAAGACTCAGCACCTTGGCGAGCCTGCCGAGTATGTGGGCCAATCAACCTACAAGATCAGCGCGGGCCAGGTATTCATCGGTGATGCGCAGATTAAAGACGGCGCTATCAACTATTCTGACCTCATGAAAGAAGTCACCAAGCAGGCAAAGAAAACCGTTGAGACTGTAATCGAAAGTGAGCTACAGCCCGGCGGCAAGATCTGGCGGGTTTAGCCCATGCCGGCCCGGATACCGCGTGCATGCCGCAAGCATGGATGCAGCAAGACGACAACAGACCGCTCGGGCTACTGTGCCGACCATCAGAACACCGGCTGGGAGACTCACCAGAAGGGTAAGAGCCGGCATGAGCGAGGCTATGGTAACGATTGGACGATCAGGCGTGTGCGTATCCTGACGCGCGATAATCACCTGTGCCAGGAATGTTTGCGTAATGGGCGTGCAGTCGCTGCTACTACCGTTGACCACATCAAGGCCAAGGCACATGGGGGGGCCGATGACGACGCGAACCTTGAAAGCCTTTGCTGGCCATGCCATCGCAGGAAGACCGCCACGGAGAGACTACGATGAGCTACCAACGCTGCACATTCTGCGGCTCACGGCTGCACACGCGTGCTAACTGCCCGCACACCTATAGCGGCTCAGCCCGGCGTGCGAACCTACGCTGTGGCTACTGTGGTGGCTCTGGGCATACTTCAGGCACCTGCCCACACAACGCCAGCAGCGCGCGCCGGCGACAGGCCAATGACGATTTCTATCTCGATTGAACCAGGGGGAGGGGGGGATCAAATCTCTACCCCTCTCGGCCTAAGGGACCGCCGCCTTACCTCTTTTCACACCGCAGCAGGTTAGAAATCTTTTTTTTGGGTATCCCCATGCGGCGATTAATAGGAGTTTTCGATTATGCCAGGACCGCCGAAAACCCCGACACACCTGACATTAGTGAGGGGAACCCATCTAAGCGGGCGATCAACAAAAACGAGCCAAAACCGCCGTCTGGGGTCCCCCCAACACCGAAGCATTTTGATAAGCAGGGCAAGTATTGGTTTAAGCGGATCGGTGAGGAGCTTGATGCCATCGGCGTGATGACCACGCTGGATGCGAAGGCACTCGAACTGCTGATCGAGGCTTATGTCGAGTATCGGCACCACTGCGATACGTTGGAAGTAGAGGGATATACCTACAAGACAGAGACGCAGACGGGCGACGTAATGATTAAGGCTCACCCGGCCGCCGTGATGAAGGCCGATGTCTGGAAGCGAATTCGTGCCATGCTATCAGAGTTTGGTATGACACCCGCAAGCCGTTCCAAGGTTGGCGCCAATGGCCCGGCTGAGGTTGACCCACTGGAAGAATTCCTTAAAAAGCGCAAATGATGAATGGCAACCGTTGCAGATGGATTCCGCTACGCCGAGCGCGTGGTATCCGGCGAGATTGTTGCTGGCGAACTGGTGTGCCTGGCGTGCCGGCGGTTTCTTCATGATATAGAGCACGGCCCTGAGCGCGGTGTTTATTTCGATGAAGACTGCGCGCAGCACATTCTCGATTTCTATAATTTTGTCCCTCATGTGAAGGGGCATTTGGCAGGCAAGCCGATTGAATTGATGGATTGGCACATTTTCATTCTGATAAACCTGTTCTGATTCGTTATTCCGCTCATTGACGAGATGACTTCCGATGTCGTTTTGGGTGATGACGGTGAGCCGGTTTATGTGCGTCGTTTCCGTACCGCGTATGACGAGGTGGCGCGTAAGAATGCCAAGTCAACGTTGTCCTCTGGCATCGGTCTCTACATGACTGGCGCCGACGGTGAAGGCGGTGCCGAGGTATATTCAGCGGCAACAACCCGCGATCAGGCTCGTATTGTGTTTGATGACGCCAAGCGGATGGTCAAACTGGCCGCCAAAACGCTGGGGCGGTTGTTCGGCAGCATCAAGCTGAACATTCACCAGGAACAGACCGGCTCTAAATTCGAGCCGGTGACCAGTGATGCCAACAACCTTGACGGCCTGAATATCCATTGCGGGATCGTTGATGAACTTCACGCCCATAAAACCCGTGACGTGTGGGACGTGCTGGAGACGGCGACGGGTGCCCGCCTGCAATCGCTGATCTTCGCTATCACCACCGCCGGCTTTAACAAGGAGGGCATCTGCTACGAGCAGCGGGATTACGCAATCAAGGTATTGCGGAATTTCGATAATCCAGACCCGCTCTCTATCAAGGATGACAGTTACTTCGCCCTGATTTATACGCTGGACCCGGATGACGATCCCTTTGATGAGGCCAATTGGCCGAAAGCAAACCCCGGCCTGGGGATTTGTAAACGCTGGGACGATATGCGCCGCCTGGCGAAGAAGGCGAAAGAACAGGTCGCCGCCCGCGTTAACTTTTTCACCAAGCACCTCAATATCTGGGTACAGGGCGAGCAGGCGTGGATGGATATGGCGCGCTGGGAAAAATGCCGCGATTCCTAGGATAGCGCGGATTCGGCGAGTTGGCCAATGTGGCTTGGTGTTGACCTTGCCAACAAGATAGACATATCCGCCGCGGTTAAAGTCTGGCTGGCGTCGAATGGCGATATTTATGTCAAATCACGTTTCTGGATACCGGAAGGCCGGCTGGAGGCGTGCTCAAGACAACAGGCGGAGTTGTACAAAAAATGGAACGAAGCCGGTTATCTGGAGTTTACCGACGGTGATGTTGTCGATCATGCGTTAATCAAGGAAGAAACGCTGGCCTGGGCGAGTGGCGACTCGATGAACGAGCTAGCGTATGACCCGTGGAGTGCAACGCAGTTCGGCCTGGCGGTCGCGGCGGAAGGGGTGCCGGTTGTTGAGGTTGCCCAGACGGTGAAGAACCTGTCCGAAGCAATGAAAGAGGCCGAGGCGAAAATCTATGCTGGCCGCCTGCACCACGACGGTAACCCGGTGATGACCTGGATGATGTCCAACGTCACTGTCAAGCCGGATAAGAACGAAAACATTTTCCCCAACAAATCCACACCGGAAAACAAAATTGACGGACCTGTCGCCCTGTTTATTGCGATGAGCCGGCTGCTTGTTAACGGTGGTGATGCCGAAGAAAGCCTTTCAACGCATATCGAAACTCACGGTTTGCGCTCACTTTAATGGAGGTCGCCCCATGCGGGTTTTGCATTTTATCAGCGTGCTGTCGGTGCTGGTGGGTGTGGCCGGCGCCGTGTTACTCACATACGGCGTTTGGCTCATCTATCCGCCAGCAGGCTTCATGATCCCGGGCTGCTGTGCCTCCTTTGGTCCTGGCTTGTGTCCAGCATGTTAGGGCGCAACCCGGCAATGCCGGATAAGGAGGGCTGATGTTTTTTCCCGGATTGTTTCAAAAGTCGGGGGGTAAGCCGGTTACTTCGCAAGACATAGCGGAAATGGTCGGCCTGTCCTACGACACTTACACCGGCCGGCGGATCAGCCCGCAGCTGTCAATGCAGCTGACCTCCGTTTTCAGCTGCGTTCGCGTGTTGGCAGAATCAGTGGGCATGCTGCCATGTGGCCTCTTTGAACAGCTCGATCGGGGAAATCGGCGCGCGGTGAAAGAGCGGTTGCATAAACTGCTATCGGTTAAACCCAACAGCTACATGACGCCACAGGAATTCTGGGAGCTGCTGGTAGGGTGCCTGTGCCTGCGGGGTAACTTTTATGCCTATAAGGTCAAGGCGCTGGGGGAAGTAGTCGAGTTATTGCCGCTTGATCCTGGCAGCGTTGTCCCCCGGCTGGGTTCAGACTGGAACCCGGTTTATCAGGTCACCTTTCCTGACGGTACCAGCGACACGCTGACCCAGGATGAAATCTGGCATGTGCGCATCTTTACGCTGGATAGCTTGAACGGATTGAGTCCCATCGCCTATGCCCGGCAGGCGATCGGCCTGGGGATGGCGACCGAGGAGCATGGCTCCCGCCTGTTCGGCAACGGAGCGGTCACAAGCGGTGTTCTGCAGACTGACCAGACATTGACCGATGATGCGTTCAATCGACTGAAAAATGATTTTGAGGCTCGCCACCAGGGGCTGGCCAACGCTCACCGCCCCATGATCCTTGAGATGGGATTGAAATGGAACCAAATCAGCCTCAGCGCGGAAGACGCGCAGTTTCTCGAAACGCGAAAATTCCAGCTGGAAGAGATTTGCCGCATTTACCGCGTGCCGCTTCACATGGTGCAAAACACTGACCGGGCGACCTTTAACAATATTGAGAACCTGGGGATCGGGTTTATCAACTACTCTCTGGTCCCGTATCTCACGCGCATTGAACAGCGAATTAACGTTGGCCTGGTAAAACCAGCCTCGCAGGGGCGTTTTTACGCCAAATTCAACGCCGGCGCATTACTGCGCGGGGATATGACATCACGGTTTGAGGCATACGCCACAGGGATCAACTGGGGTATTTACTCGCCCAACGAGTGCCGTGACCTGGAGGAACTGAACCCAAGGGAGGGCGGCGACATTTATCTGACACCGATGAACATGACCACCAAGCCGCCGGCCGGTGACAAGAAAAAGCCAACTGAGGAAAGCGACAATGCCGATGACTAAGCAGCGGCTGGATATTCCATTAAAAATTAAGTCTGTCAGCGAGTCCGGCGAGTTCGAAGGCTACGGCTCGGTTTTCGGTGTGAAGGACAGCTATGACGATATTGTTGTTCCCGGCGCGTTCAGCAATTCGCTGGCACGCTGGAAAGAGAAAGGGGCATGGCCAGCCATGCTGTGGCAGCACAAAATGGACGAGCCGATCGGCGTCTATGCCGAGATGCAGGAGGATGATGTCGGCTTATACCTCAAAGGAAAGCTGCTCATTGACGACGACCCCCTCGCCAAACGCGCCCACGCACACATGAAGGCCGGTTCTATAACCGGCCTTTCTATTGGTTATATGCTGAAGGATTGGGAATACGACAGGGCGAAAGAGGCCTGGATGCTCAAGGAGCTGGACCTCTGGGAAGTGAGCCTGGTGACGTTCCCGGCAAACGACGAAGCCCGCATCAGCGATGTGAAATCCGCGTTTGCTCGGGGTGAAACCCCCTCCCCGAAAAGTATTGAAAGAGTCCTGCGCGATGTTGGGCTTTCTCGTTCTCAGGCCAAAGCGTTTATGGCCGAGGGATACGGCGCCTTGTCCCAGCGTGATGCTGGTGCTGCTTTAACCATTTTGAAATCAATAACATTCTGAATCTGGAGAAATACTATGGCCGTTGATATTAAAGACGTTGAACTGGTCGCGCAGGAACTGAAAGGTAACTTTGAAGAGTTCACCAAAAAGAACGATAAGCGCCTGGACGCGATCGAAGCGGAAAAGGGCAAGCTGTCCGAAACCGTGGAAACCCTGAACGGGAAGTTGTCCGAACTGGATAATCTGAAATCTCAGCTGGAAGAAGAGCTGGCGGCCGTCAAACGTCCCGGCGGTGGCAAAGACTCCAAAGCCACGACGGAACACAAGGCCGGCTGGCTTCAGTTCGTCCGCAAAGGCAAGGATGATGGGCTGGCGGAGCTTGAACAAAAAGCCATGCAGACGACCACTGATCCGGATGGTGGCTACGCGGTGCCGGAGGAGCTGGATCGCAACATTATCAGCGCGCTGAAAGATGAGGTGGTCATGCGTGCCGAGTGTACCGTTATCACTATGGGTACGCCGAACTATAAAAAACTGGTGAACCAGGGCGGCACTAACAGCGGCTGGGTGGGTGAAACCGACGAGCGCCCGGAAACCAAGACCTCCAAGCTGGCGGTCATTGAGCCGGTATGGGGTGAAATCTACGGTAACCCAATGGCCACGCAGACAATGCTGGATGATGCGTTTTTCGATGTGGAAAACTTCATTTTATCCACGGTGTCTTTGGTCTGCGCGGACAGTTGGCCCTGCTTCTGCGCTTCCTTTAGCGCCTCCTCTGCCTTCGCATTAAATTTGCTGCTTGCATCTTCGATAGAGGCGGTGACTTTTTTCAGGATCTCATTGACTTCAGACATGGTTTCTCCAAATGATTAGCACGCCAAAACCAGCCCGCTTAATGCGGCGTCCAGCTTGGCAAGGATTTCAGGTGATGCGTCGGCAGCGCTCGGCGTGCCAGTGGGATCGGTAACAGCGCCCGGTATGTTACCCGTCAAGGCTTTGAGAAGTTTGCGGCGTTCTGACCGAGGGGTGTTCGCCTTGGCCAGCAGAGAATCCAGCTTGCGCAATGCTGCCGCCGGAGAATCCTCATCACTCGTCACCGCATCGGATGACAACAGGCTATCGGCCAACCCCTTCTCGATGGCGTCGCTGCCGCCGATGTAGCTTTCATCGTCCATCATCTTGTTTGACGGTGTCGCTATCAAGGCCGGAGCGAGCAGAATAAATATCTGCCATCGCGTTATCGAAAGGAGCCATATTTTCCGCCATTGCGGCAAAATCATGGCGATTACCGACAGCCACCACCCAGCAGTTATGAATCATCAGGAAAGCCCCGCGGCCGATTTGAATCTCGTCACCGGCCATCGCAATGATTGACGCGCCACTCGCTGCCAGCCCCAACACTTTCACGGTGACTTTGCCGGGGTACTCTCGCAGCAGGTTGTAAATCGCCAGCCCCTCAAACATGTCACCGCCCGGCGAGTTAATGTTTACGGTAACGTCAGCGCCATTCATTGAACGCAGCGCACCGGCGAGTTTCGCTGAAACGCCTTTGCCCCAGTAGTCCTTACCGATAACGTCAAACACCGAGATAGAATTGTCCTCAGATGCTGCGGCTTTAAGACCGCCATTCCATCGTTCAAGCGCCGAAGGCAGCGGCTCACAAGTGACGCCCGCGCAGGGACGCCCCGCCGGTGCAACCGGAAGTCGTTTTTTTGTCATGGGGATTGTTCCTACGCCGCTTTTTTCAGCGGTGACTGATCTTCAGGAATATCGGGGAAGAGGTAATGATGCAGCCGGGTGATAGAGCCAGCCTGAGCGCCGAGGTTGTTCTGTTTCAAGTCCTCAAGCGGGGTAAGATTAAGCTGCACGGTATAGATTTCACCGCAAGGAATTGGCGGCAGATTTTCAAGTCGGCGCACATCGTTACGACCCATCCAGCCATTTTGCAAGGCAGTGGTGTAGTACGCCGCGCGGCCAACACTATCGGCACGCAATAAACCTTCCACTGAGAACTCGGCAAAATAATCTTCATCACTATCGAGCAGGCAACGCGCGATTTCTTGCTCGATATTTACCAGCAATGGGCGAAGTGTATTGGTCAGGAACAGCAGGTTCATCCCCTCAACGCTCGAGGCCCAACTGCTCTGTTTCGTCACATGCCCCACCATGAAGGGCGGCACACGAAACCAGCGACAGATTTCCTCAATGCTAAAGGCTCGGCTCTCCAGCATCTGTGCATCTTCAGGGTTCATCGTGACATTCTGGTACGATAAATCCCCTTCCAGCACCATCATTTTACCGGCGTTTTTTGAACCGGTGAATGCGGCTAAATATTTGCGTAGACGCTCTCGCTGCTCTTTATTCATAGCAACTTTCGAACTGATGTAACCTGATGTTTACAGACCGTTTTCAAAGATTTTTGCCGCCGACTCATCAACGGCCATCGCGGCACCGAACACGTCACGGCCCGAACTCAGCGGCATCATGCCGCAGACACCATCCAGACCAAAGCCGCGAATGTGCATCATCCGGTCTACCGGTATCACGCGCTTTTTACCGTCCTCGGTGTAGGTGTACTGCAACTGCCCGGTATCCAGGCGTTTAACCACCATGTTTTGAGGCAACAGCGGGTTAAGCGCCACCAGCTTTCGACCAATCATTTTTTTCTCAATGAAGGCGTTTCCCCGCAAACAGAGGCTGGCCACCACCATCAACATGAACCGGGACGGCGTCATTTCGAGGTTCGGACGTCGGCACAACACCAGGTATGCCGGATGCCCCTGCGCCAGCTTACGAGAACCATCCGCCTCACGTCGATAGACCTTCATCGGCAAGGTAGACACCGATTCGCTGAGTAGCCGAATACAAGCCCATACAGCGGAAAGCTGCATCGCTTTGTCGGCAGTGACCACCTTGCCGCTGCTGCTGGTGCCAAACCATTCTTGCCAGAATGTCCCGGTAGTCAGACTGATAGGAACACCCAGCCAATTTAATTCGCCGCGTTCCAGCGCAGACAAGGATTAAACAGAATGGTGATGTCTTTCTCGGTGATAAGTCGCTCGAGCAGCTCGATAGAATGCGGCATCCACAAGCCCGATTCAGCCGATTTCCCAAAAGCTTGCCCGTGGGGAACCGAAGAAGTCGGCGAGCGGGTCTTTTTCTTTCTCTCCACCATTTACATTTACCTTTGATCTGGCCGCTGGCGTCAGACCAAACTCAACCAGATAACTTTTGAAGCGACGATCGGCATCCGCGAGCATAGATACAGCAGGGTTAGCCTTGATAAGAAATCCCCCCTCCGTCTGAACGGTGTATGTCCGCCCCTCATCAGTGATCGTGTTTCGCAACTGAAGAATATCGGCGTAAATATCACAGAGCCGTTCCAATGCGAAAGTATCAGCAACGGTCAACACGCCCATACCATCCAATAGCACGGTCATTTTTCCCCAGGCTGTTTTCCCCCAGTCGGTTAGATGCGAGGGTGGACTGGGGATTTCTCTCGCAGGTTGCGGCTCTTTCGCGTTAAGTTTGCGTTTACCCGGATTGCCGGTCACCAATTTTAGTTTGGTCGGTTTCGGGCGTCGTCCAGCCATCAGCTCCTCACAAAAAACTTTTCATTTCGCGGTTATGCACACGAATGACGAGCGGCGGTCTTTAAACGCGAGAGGGGTGAACTTTTACCCCACCCCTCCCCGTTGTGCTCTGTCAACGGCACCAGTGCGACGCCGGGTCGAGTGGCAGGCCATCGAGCGAGCATCCTATGACCCTGCCTGTCTTCTCCATGCGCTGCTTTGTCGAGTCGTGGTGCGGCTTGCACAGCCCTTGCCAGTTCTTGCGGCTCCAGAACAGGTGCTGGGCCTTCTTCATTTGCTCTGGGGTCTTTGCCTCTTTCAGGCGGTGAGGAACAATGTGATCCACCACCGTCGCTGGCTCCAGGAGTCCCATCTGCTGACACATGACACACAGAGGATTAGCCTGGAGGAATAGGCGTCGCTCAGCCTGCCACTTGCTGCCGTAAGGCTTCTTAACGGCCACAGCACACTCTCCACAACTTGCGTTTCATGCGTTTCTCCAAATAGAAAAGCCACCAGCCTGCCGATGCGCTAGGTGAGTCACATAGCGGGTTAGTGCCTGCGCGGTGGCAAACGGGATTTGCTTGTGTACGCTCTGGAGTTGAGCAGATAGCTCTTTTAAACCAGCCATTCTCACCCCCATAAAAAAACCGCCCAATGGGTAATGCCGATCGTTTAAGGATCAGTTGAACGATCCAGTGGTTGCTGTAAAAAGGGTTTCAGGATATGACTGGAACCCTTTTTTATGCATCTTTCTCAGGCTCTTGGCATTATCAACATTACCGCCCCTGAACAGGTTCAGACGCTGGCTGATCTGTTGCCTCCTGACCTCATTCAGCAGGCTTTCTCCCTGACTGATACCGTCACACTCAGAAAACGTAAACTCCCTCTTGAATCCATGGTCTGGCTGGTCATTGGCATGGCTATCTATAACAACCGTCCCCTGTCGCAAATCGTGAATCTGATGGACATTGTTGACCGGACAGGTCGCCCGTTTACCGCCCCCAGCTCCGTAATCCAGCGGCGTAAAACACTCGGTGAAGACCCCATTAAAACCTTGTTTAAACTGACCGCAGACTACTGGCATCAGGAGGCACGCCATCCCTTGTGGCACGGCTTAAAATTGCTGGGCATCGATGGCGTAGTCTGGCGAACACCGGACACGCCAGAAAATGAGGCCGCCTTCGGTAAAAGCCGGACTCAACACGGCGATACAGCCTACCCTCAGGTGCAGATGGTGTGTCAGATGGAGCTCAGCAGTCATCTGCTGGTTGCCAGTGAGTTCGACCGCTACGGAACGAATGAGATGCACCTGGCCGCACGGCTGACAAAGGGCACACCAGACAACAGTATTACCTTGTTTGATAAGGGCTTTTACTCACTGGGCCTGCTTCACCACTGGCAGAACAGCGGGGAAAATCGTCACTGGCTGCTGCCACTGAAGAAAAACACGCAATATGAGGAGATACGAAAGCTGGGCCGTCAGGACAGGCTGGTGAAGCTGAAAACAAGCCCACAGTCACGTAAACAATGGGATGGATTACCCGAAGAGGTGATAGCACGGCTAATCGTGCGAACGATAAAGGGCAAGGAACGGGAGGTGCTGACGTCGCTGACAGATACGATGCGTTATCCGGCGGCAGATATGAGCGAGCTTTATCAGCATCGTTGGGAAATAGAGCTGGGTTACCGGGAAGTGAAACAGGAGCTGCTGGGCAACCGGTGGACGCTGAGAAGTAAACTGCCAGAGATGGTCAAGGAGCTATGGGGAGTGCTGCTGACCTATAATCTGGAGCGCAGTTATTCCCGGGAACTGAAATCATTGAAACGAAAATACCCTATAAAAAACAATGCCGGTCACCTTAAGTGTATTAGTCGCGACTTGATCTGA